CAGACGTTAAGGAATTCAACGTTGACATGGCCTCGGGGGTCGGCAAGTGCGCCGGCCCACCAGTCGACTCCGTTCGGAGTCGTCTGCTAAATGCACCCGTGGCTGCTCCGAAAAGCAGTCACGTATCCGCTCGAGCTAGCGGTGTAAGATGGCAATATAGTTTTGCTGGTATGTGTGGGAAAAGTGGACAAAAATCTAGGTCTGCCGAACCCCTCGTAACCCTCATCCTCTCGCGTGCAGTGAGAGGATTGGATCTAAAAGGTCCAACAGAACAACTAGTTCGGTCACTCATTCGGCCCTTCGTCTGCAGACGCTCTTTGCTGAGCGTCTGGTTCACAGACAAGGGGCTGAAACGTCACGTGAAGTGCTTCCGCCGGCTGGCGAAGCTCGTAAACGAAACGGTGAGTGATGACAACAGGGAACAGAAACTGATAAAGTACTGGTCCGAGGTCGCGATGTGCAGAGTGTTTCGAGCGCCGGAAGAAGATCTTCCTACGGCGCCGGAATGGCTCGACACGGGTCGTCCACTGTTTACAGGAATCCTCCACAGGACCCTCCGGTTGATGTCTCGCAAGCGGGACTGCAGCTTTGTCTACTCTATCCAAAAAGGCGCCAAACAATGTTGGCCCGAGATGGGAGAGGAGGCATTGCTCGCAGCACTGCTGGGACACTACCAGAAGATCTGTGGCAGGATGGGAGGAGAGATAGAACCATCTCTCCTACAGGCGATCAGGCGGGTCTCGGAACGTGTCTTTAAAAAGGCACGCCCAGGGACCAAGCTCTGTCCGTCTACGAGTGCATGCTCTCAGAAGCCGCGCAAAAAGCACGGCTCCCTAGGGCTGTTTCCAGCACTCGTTTCCTGTTTGCCGCCTCGAGAAGGTCTCGAAGTGGCACCCGCGGGGATTTCCAACCCCCCCGGGCATGACGCGCACACTCTTCCCGTGCGCAAGGCGACTAACTTACCTGGTCGCCGTGGTGCAAACCGCCCCAAAAGGGCGGGCGCACCCGTGGTCCCTCCAGGACCACGTCCAGAGGAAGGGAAGGATACTTCTCCCCCCCTAACCTCTGCCAACGCCGGTTCCAACCCAGACAAAGCTGGGAATGGTTCCGAACTAAAGTCGGGTGCTGGAACGCGCCCGTCAGGTGACAAGGACTCTGCCTACTCATCCGCGAAAGCTGCGATGGGTGGACAGAGACTCTTCAGGTTACACCACAGTATGAACCAACTGTCGGAGTACCGTCGAGTAGTCACCAGGATCTGCGATGAGGAATTGAAGTCCCTCTTCGGAGCACCTGGTGAGTCCTCCCCTGCCTGTGATGTGACTGCGATAGCCTTACCCGAGCCGGGCAAGTTCCGCATCATCACCAAAGGCAACGGACACCTTTACACACGTCTGCAGCCGCTCCAAGGAGCGATGATCAGTGCCTGGAAAAGAACATCAGCATCAACTATGCTGGACGACGACCTGACGGCCAAGGTCTCGAGTATGTTCTCCCACTTCAAACTCCTAACGGAGGAGGAAGAGTGGGGATTTCTTAGCATTGACTATACTGCTGCTACAGACTACCTGGAGCGGGCTGCTACGGTCGCGGCGCTCGAGGTGTTACCTCCCTCCCCGGACAAGGACCTTGGTCTTGAGTCCCTGAGAGAGGGGGTCGTTTCGTACCCTGGGGTCCACCCCAATGGTGAACGGTTCCTCTCCAGGAGTGAGCTCGATGGCAAGCCACGAGTTCACTGCCTGAAGGGCCGTGGTACGAACGGACAGTTGATGGGATCGCCCCTGAGCTTCCCTCTACTCTGCGTCATTAACCTTGCGGTGTATGAGCAGGCAGTGGAGGAGTACTCCGAGGCGCACAACCAGATGATTTCTGGCCTCCCCAAGAGGGAGAGGAGAAGACGGCACATGCCTAGGAGTTTCGTCCAAAAATGGAAGAAACACGTCATCATAAACGGTGACGATCTCCTGTGCATGGGGCCGCTCGCATTCCGCACTTTCCACAAACGGCTTAGCCATATGGCTGGTCTTCGCTACAGTCAAGGGAAGAACTATTTCTCCCCTGACTGTGCGATGATCAACTCACAGCTTTTCCGTGTCGTGGGTGGTGTGGTGAAGAGGTTTGGATACCTCAACCAGCGACTCCTCATCCCCAACTGTAAAGACTCCTTGCGCACACCTGGCGCTCTGGCAACTGCATTCAACAAGATGGTAGACTACTGCCCATGGGCTAAGTCCGTCTTGCCGACAGTGATGGCGAACTTCAAGAAGTTCGGGAAACCGTATGTACCAAACTGGTACCTACCGGTCCACCTGGGCGGGTTCGGGGTTAAACCTGAACACGCTGGGGTGGAGGAAATACGCGTATCGCGGTCACAACGGGTGATCGCGGCGAGATTCCTTTTCAATCCAAAACTGGCTCATTTTCTCATGAAGGGGGTTCCCCCCAGTCGAGTCAAGAGCATGCTACCAAGCGCGAAGTGGCAGACCCGCTACGGCTACGGACCATTCCGTGACGTCGGTGAGGAAGATGAGCTACTTAAGCAATGGGACAATCGTCTCATGCTAATGGAGCTCTTCGCCCGAAAGAGGGATTGCGAAGCCCCAACACTCAGCATAATGATGCAAGTTTTGGGAAGGAGGACACGGTTCAGACCGGTGAACTTAGAGACCCTGATGAAATTTTATCATCCCCGTTTCTTTGCCACTGGTCTACCCACATGTCCCCCTCTTAATCGCGTTCCTCTCACCTACGAAGCCGTATACTCGATGGGGCCTCCGGTCCACGAGTTTGACGGGTTCTTTGGGTCTCTCTTCCAAGTGAGGCCCAATGTGTTACCTCCACCCTCCTAAACTGGGCACCTTGTTCGCAGTGTCCCGCAAGGAGGGGAGATGGGGTGGTGGTTTGTAATGGTCCAAAATCAGTGTTCTCCCTGAAGAGGGATAACTTAATACTTCTGTGCTAACCAAAACGCCAAGAGACTGCACGGCACCCCCGCTCCGCGGTTAAACCACCATGTACAGTCCACTTTTATTCTTGTATCCCATATTACTACTGAGCACCGAAAAACGATGCCAAAAAAGAACATGAAAACCAAGAAAGGGTCTCGCTCCGGCGAGTCCAAGCAACGCAGTGTCCCCGTCGCGTACGGGAGAGGCACGCAAAATCGCACACGGTCCCCACCCCCTGTGAAACATTCCGAATTCCTCGGAAATGTCTCAGGGAATGAGGACTTCAGTGTGGTCTCCTACGCCCTCAACCCGGGCCTCGTCGAGTCCTTCCCCTGGCTGCACAAACAGGCAGCAGGGTGGGAGTTCTACCGGTTCCGAAAGTTGACTGTTAGGTACGAGACACGTTCACCATCGGCCCAGGCCGGATCGGTGATGTTCGTGATCGACTATAAGTCTTCGGACGGTCCACCCACCGACGAGAAGGAGGCGAACAACTCCTCTGGCGCCCGAGAGGGAGTTATCTGGAGAGAACTGCGGATGGGACTGAACGTGTCGACTGCCGCGGCGATTTCGCCGTGGAAGTTGATCCGTACACAGCCTTCTGCAGAGCCCCTCATCGACTTCGATGTCGGACGACTCCACGTCGCCGTCACCGGGGTCACTGGGACGGCAGCTCCTGCTCTCCTCGCGGTCGGAAAACTCTGGCTCGACCTGGAGGTGGACTTCAAGACCGCTGTCCAGCGTGACAGCTTGAAGGTCAAGAAGATGGGTCACAGGCACTCGCACCTCCACTGTGGGGTGCAGGCGTTCCCTCCGGCGAAAGCGCTTGCCGGAATCGCATTCCACAACACCGATGACACAAATGTGACAAACGATGATGATGGTCTGGGATTGATGAACACCTACGACCCGGTGACGAAGAGAGTCACCCCACCCCGTGGACGTTATCGGATCTCGCACGGGTGCGAGACGATCAACAACGACATCGGGCCCTCCCGGCACGGCCGATCTTTCATGAAGAACGGTACGGCCTTCGGGGGCGGGATCTCGTCGTACTCCGCCCGGCTCGCGGGGCAGATCGGAAACAAGATGACCCTCGACACCACGCAGCACTTCAACGGTACCGATACTTTCGGAATCGAAGGCTTTGCTGACGCTGCCCTTGGGATCGTCTCCTCCGCCATCGGAGACCTCCTCTTCACTCTACTTTGAGTGGACTCCCCAGAAGGGAGAATCTGAGGGGACATACGCTGTCCCCCTCCACCCCAATGTAAATAACATGGGTGGGAGCGCAAAGCGCTATCTGTGGATGCGGACAAACAGTCCGTTCTCCATACAACACGACAGGCACACAAATCCGAGGGATCGGGTGCCGTCAACCATTTGTTCAATGAGGAAACATACTGGAGCTAAAAAGCTGCCAGGGTCCCTGATGACAAACCACCGTGTAGGTGGTACCCGGAGTAAAGGCCCCTAGGGGCTAAACTCTCCCGGACTATGACTTAGTCCGCGGGTAAATGGGTGTTATAACGATGTTAGACGATTACATCGGTTTAGGAGGAGAGGCGGAAAACCCGGCTGCAACCACCTGGGGCGTTTACACGCCCCGGGCCGATTGACTGGGTGACCTGGTCGAAATACCATCGACTTCCGCGCTTTAAAGGCTTACCTCTCCCTCCTTCCGTATTTTTTTGTTTCATCCTCTTATACACCTTCTTGTACGTCGAGGATTCTGGCAGCTGATTTGCT